ACGACCCCAACAAAGGCACCTTGGCAACGTTCTACGGTTCGGTTGCCGAACACGTGGCGGATGCGATCGGTGTGAAGATTTCACGCGAGCGACGCAACCTTGTGTTCGTCGAGCGCGATGATTTTCCGACGGATCTTGCGGCTGATAACGACCCCTCGTTTGCAGGCCCGGTTTCCCCGGCAGCCAATGATTCAAGTCTTGCCGCGTCGATCGTTTCACGACAATCGGATCAGTTTTCTTCGTCGGATCTTCTGCACGATTTTTTGGTTGCCGTGCAGACGATGACCCCTCGAATGCGGGGTCTTCTTGAGGCGCTGAGTGATTCCGACGACATGGCAGGCCTTCAGCGAACTTGGCCCACGTCGCGCGCGACGTTCTACCGCGAGGTGCAGCGGGTGCGCCAGCACCTTGCGGCACACGGAGTGGGTGTTGAACTCAAGCCCAAACCTAGAAAGTCTGGGGACCGTAAGGCGGCCCTGGTTGGGGCAGCGCCAGAACTGCCCGCCTGAAATAGGACTCGCCGGAAAGAGGGCGCGACTGAAAAACTCTCTCGTTCAGCCTGAGAAAAACGCAGGTGGTCTCTCTATATACCTTTCATTGCGGCGGATTTCCTGCCGGATTCGAAAGGTAAATCATGGCCACCAGCACTGCCACTCCACCCACCCGGCGTAAGTCGCCGGTGGGCACGCCGCTTCTCTTGACGGCGCGCTCGCCGCGGGTTCACGCAAAGGCGGCCCCGAGCCCCCGGGCCTGGACGGGACGTTCTGCGCAGGAACCCACGCTGACATTGAGCTGGGTATCGATGGTTCGGTGGATCAGATCAGCCAAGGATCAGGATCAGATCGAGTACCACGCAGGCCACCTTGCCGAAGACCGTGAGGCGGCAAGTCAGAATTTCCCCCCTGAACTGAGTCGCGAGATCAACGCGACCGCAGACCTTCTCTGGATCGCGTGCCACCTGGGGATCGTTTCTCTTTTTAGTAAACGCAACGGCAGGGGCCAGTTCAGCTATCTGGCAGTCCGTTCGTGCGAATCCGTCCACGCCACCGATCCCTTGCTCGATCGCCACCGCCATGGCACAGCACGGATGATTCAAGCGCCGGCGCTGAGCCTCACTCAATAGGGGGCGGGGATGCAATCCAACACACCCGACCGGCAGGCAATCGATATGGCTGCGATTGGCGAGCTGACAGCTGATCAGCTCGAAGCACTGAGTCTGCACACCCTTTGCGAAATCATCAGCTGGGTCGAGCGCACACGAGGCGACATTCGAAGCTACGAGTCCATCGTTAACCAGGAACTGGCACGTCGCTTTCAAGAGCGTGCGGCTCAGGTTCGATCAAGCCAGGCCAAGTCCACCGGAACCGTACGCTTCGCCCAAGGGGCATTCACGGTCGTGGCGGACCTGGTCAAGAAGGTCGAGTACGACCAGGTGCGGCTCAAACAAGCCGTCACCGAGTTGCGCCAGCGCGGTGAGGATCCAGAGGACTTCGTGGTCATCGAGATCAATGTCCCGGAGTCGAACTGGCATCAGTTCGCCCCTGGGATTAGGGAGCTCTTCGAGCGTGCCCGCACGGTCAAGACTGGGCGGCAGAGCTTCAAGCTGATCCGCCTACGCGCCGATGAAATTCCCGCTCCCTCAAACGATCCGAAATTTGGAGCCCACTAATTATGGCCATTTCGCTCTCATCACTGGTGCGCGCAAACGAAGTGAAGGCCCCAAGGATTCTGATCCACGGGGTCTCCGGGGTCGGCAAGACGACGTTTGCATCAGAGGCCAATGCGCCGGTTTTCCTGCAAACCGAGGACGGCCTGGGGACGCTCGATGTTGCCCACTTTCCGCTCGCCCGGACCTGGGACGAAGTGCTCGAAGCGCTCACGGCGTTATCTAAGGAAGCGCACGATTACAGGACCCTTGTTGTCGATTCGGTCGATTGGCTCGAGCCCCTTATCTGGGCCAAAGCCTGTAAGGACAACGGTTGGGCCTCTATTGAGGACGCCGGATTCGGGAAAGGCTACGTGGCAGCGCTCTCGTATTGGCGCCGCTATGTGGATGCCTTGAACGGGCTGCGCGATGAGCGGGGGATGGCCATCATCCAGATCGCTCATACCGATATCAAACGGTTCGAGTCGCCCGAGGTCGACCCCTACGATCGCTACGTGGTCAAGCTCCACGCGAAAGCATCGGCGCTTTTGCAGGAGCACTGCGACGTCGTTCTGTTCGCCAATTACCGCGTCAGCAGTCTTCTTGATCCGACCAAGAAAACCCGCAGTAACCGAGCGGTGGGGAGCGGTGAGCGGGTACTTCATACGGCCGAGCGGCCAGCCTTTCTGGCCAAGAACCGTTACCACCTGCCCGACACGCTGGCATTGGATTTTGCCGCCTTCTATTCGGCGCTACCTGAATCCGTTCAGAAAACGCTCGCCTGACCACATCCACCGAAGCATCGATTCAAGGAGCAATGGCCATGGCCAATTTAGGACAAACCTTCAATGCAAGTGAGCACGAAGCCTGGGGTGAGCGCGAGAAGTTTGAACCAGTTCCGCCCGGGCGCTATCTCGGCCAGATCATCGCGAGCGAGATTATGGAGACGCGCGCTGGCAATGGGCAGCGCCTGGTTTTTACGGTCGATCTGATTGAGGGCGAATGCGCTGGGCGCAAGGTCTTCGATGCGATCAATCTGGTCAACCCGAGTAAAGCTGCGGTGGCGGTGGGGCGCAGTCGGCTCGCGATGATCTGTAACGCGCTCGATGTGAATGCGCTCGAGGATTCTTCAGATCTGCATCTACGACCCTTCTGGGCGCACGTCGAAATCAAGGCCGAACGCAACGAAATCAGTTTCTATGAGAAACGCGAGCGGACAAGCTTGAGCCCAAGGCCGTCAGGTAACTCAAGCTCAGTTGGTGCCCCGCAGCCCATGCGAAAGCCGTGGGAGCGTTCCTGATGGAGGCCACTCGCGAGGCGATTTATGCGGCTTATGAGTCCGATGCTGACGATGGGCACCGCGCCCACCTTGGCGCATCGATCATTGGCAAGAGTTGTGAGCAGGCGCTTTGGTTTGATTTCCGCTGGGTCACCAAGGCGCGCCATCCGGGGCAGTTGCTGCGCCGCTTCGAGTCTGGACAGCTAGAGGAGGCTCGGCTCGTGGCGAACCTTCGCCGGGCAGGGGCCACAGTACTTGATGTGGATCCGCAGACTGGGCGGCAGTTTCGAGTGAGCGACCAGGCTGGGCACTTCGGGGGCAGCCTTGATGCGCTTGTGATCCGATTGCGGGAGTCGCCCGATCAGTGGCACGTGGCGGAGTTCAAAACTCACAATGCCAAGTCCTATAAGGAACTGATCGAGAAGCGTTTGCGTCTTGCTAAGCCGCAGCACTTTGATCAGATGCAGATCTACATGCACTTGAACGGCGCGGTGTGGGGGCTCTATGTTGCAGTGAATAAGGACACCGATGACCTCTATCTCGAGCGGGTGAGATACGACCAAGCACACGCGCTGCGGCTTACCGAGAAGGCTCGCCGAGTCATCTTTGCTGCGGAGCCAACGCTACCTAAGGTGTCACAGGATCCGACTTGGTACGAATGCAGGTTTTGTGATCATCACTCGGTTTGTCATCAAACCAAGCCGACCGCGCCCGTGGCAATCAATTGCAGGACTTGCCTCTATTCGTCGCCTGTTGGGGAGGTTGGTGGCAATGATGGTGCGAATGACGGTGTGAATGATGGTGAGCGTATTAGTGGCGGTACCGGTGTTGGCACCATAGGAAACGCCGGGACTGGCGTCTGGACCTGCGGGCTCCATCAGGCCGAAATTGATTCAGCGGCTCAGCGCACTGGATGCTCGCGCCACCTTTATATCCCGGCGTTGATTGGCGCGAAGCAGGTGGACTTTGGTGATGGTTTTGTCGAGTACGAATTCGCCGATGGCAGACGCGCCCGCGACACCGGAATCGATAAGTCTCTGCTGATCAACGCCCGCACACCTGAGCCGATCTAGTGGCCTGCGCCATTTGCGGGCGCTATCCCAGGGGTTTTGGCTTCAGTCCCGATTTCATCGGAATCGACAGGCCTCGAGTGGTTCTCTGCTCGATGGCCTGCCAGCACATTGCCGCGAGACTCAAGGGAATGATTAAACCCAATCAGCACGAAATTCAGGCGATCGACGACGCCATGCTCGCCTCGGGCGGCTTTATCGATGCACTGAACAAGACCGATCTCCTGTGCTTTACCCAGGCCGAATACCTCGCTTTGATAGAGGTGATTGTGACGGCGTTCCAGGACTCGATTCGCGGCGCCTACCGCGATGACCCGCCGTTTTGAGGGGGCGACACTTGTGAGCTCAGACCGTGCGAGCCATCCTCAATCCTTCATGGGGCAACACGGTCAGGCGCTTGCCGACCGGGGCTACGGGATCATTCCGATCCAGCCAAACGCAAAGAAGCCGGGCTTGCGCCGCGGCGGTATCTGGTTTGACTTCCCTGGGTGGGCCGATCGTTGTGGTCGCCCGACCTCGGAACTCGAACTCGGGCGCTGGCTCGGGTGGGACGACGCTGGCATTGGTTTGGTGTGCGGGTCGATCGTGTGCATCGATATCGACGTGCTCGACCAGGCTGTGGCGCTCAAGATTGAGGCGTTAGCCAAGCGGCTACTTGGCGACACGCCGCTGTTGCGTATCGGTCGGGCGCCCAAGCGCGCACTCATATACCGCTCAGTTGAGCCCTTTCGTGGATTCAAAAAGCACC